CAGACAACAGCATTCCAGCAGATCGACTCAACTGTCATTGATGCTGCTGCGACCAGTACCACTTTCGTGACTGGACTCACATCGTCAGTCGACAATTTCTACAACGACTCGATGCTCGTGTTCACGGATGGGGCTTTGGCAGGACAGGTTCGGGCGATTTACGATTACATTGGTTCCACCAAGACGATCATCTTGGAAGAGGCGTTGACATCAGCACCAGTAAACGGCGCAGCCTTTGCAATTGTGTCGTTGCACATACACCCTGTGAGTCAGATACAGAGTGGGCTGGCAACGGCTGCTGCATTGGCTACGGAGTCGACGAAGATCACAGCGATTGAGACATTCGCCACACGGGTCACGACTGGTCTTGTCGCGGACGGTGCGGTGTACCAGTTCACTGCCAACATGCTTGAGCTTGCTCCAAGTAGCGGTGGTGGTGCGGGCGATGCTTCTCAAGCCACGCTACTAGAAGTGAAAGCCAAGACAGACCTGATTGGTACGACATCAGGCATCAGTTCGTTACTGGCTGCATCTGTGCTTACTCCCGGAACCATCACTGAGTTCCCTGATACTCTCACGATTGGAGACTCCTACACGACTGCCAACGGTCGTTCTATCCAGATTCCAATTGTAGACACAGATGGTAATCAGATCTCGTCTACAGGCTCCCTGAACTTCGCTGATGCCACAGCAACCTTTGTCATCAAGCGTGCCAAGGAAACCGACAGCACACGGATCATCACGGGCACAGCAGCCTTCACCGACCCTGTAGGTACGGGAACGTCAGGTGCTCCTTACGCAGTCGTACAGCTTACTTCCTCAGAAACTGCTAAGGGGCTTATCGGCTACAAGTACTCAGGCGTACTGACCTTTACTTGGCCTTACGTCGGAACAGGTACTGACCCAGAAGTCATGTCGTTCGAGACAGACACCTTGCTTTTTGACAATTGAAGCAACTCCACCCCATGGACTTAGAACTCGAAATCGAACCTGCCTCCAGTTACATTCGCGGTCTTTCTACGCTTCGCATTCCAGACCCAATCTACGAACATGACAAGATGATTGGTTGGAAATGGATCGAAGTAAAGATCGTAGATTTCCTAAAAGGCATCCCCGGATACGACCCATTCGTTACTGCCAAAGATTACTACTTTGACTGTGCCGAGTGGGATCGTATCATCTCGTTTATCATCAACGAGTGTTGCTTCCCAGAAGGTGAGTTGACAGGACTGCCGTACATCCCTGAGAGATGGCAGTCAGTTATCTACGCCAATCTGTTTTGCTGGAAGCATGAAGTAACGCATCTTCGCAGGTACCGTGAGTGCTTCATATACGTCCCACGAAAGAACAGTAAAACGTCGTCATTCGGTGCCATCATCTCGTTGCTCATGTTCTTCGTAGACAAGGAAAAACGAGCACAGTCTTATTGCTGTGCCGCTGACGTAGAACAAGCGTCTAACAACTTCCGCCACTGTCAGTACATGATCGAGAACAATCCCAAGCTGATCTCCAGACTGCGAGAGAAGCGTGTCTTCAGATCTACCCGTTCATTCGAGCATACCGATGGTGCCATCTATAAAGTCTTGTCCAGTATTGCAGACACCAAGCACGGACTGTCCCCCAACTTCGTCTACGTCGATGAAGTACATGCTCACCCGAACAGTGAGCTTATCGACGTTATGCTTACTGGAACTGCTGCCAGAACTCAACCTCTTGTACTATACACGACGACTGCTGATTATGACCGGCCTTCTGTGTGCAATAGTCTGTATGATAAAGCCAAGGCTATAGCTTCTGATAAGCAGTGGGAGCCAACATTCCTGCCAGTGATCTACGAAGCTCAGATCAATGACGACTTCAGATCAGAGAAGGTATGGCAGAAAGCCAACCCTAACTATGGTAAGTCCATTCGTAAAGACTACTTCGAACGACTGGTACGCAACGCTCAGGACAACCCTGTAGAACTTAACCGATTCCTTCGCCTCCACCTTAACGTACGCACTAAGACAGAGACAGCGTGGATTCCATCCCATATCTGGTCTTACGGTAACGCAGATCCAGAACTCCCACTACTCTCAATCGTAGCTATCAAGCAATGGATGTCCGAGCATCCAACATGGCATAACATCTGTCTCAACCAGAAATTCTTAACGGCTACTTCGGTTGACGTGTACATTGGTCGTTACCAGCTATACTGGTCATGGTTCATCAAACAGATCGACTTCCTTAAAGACGAAGAGTGCTACGCTGGATTCGACAATGCTTCAGTGAAGGACATCGCATCATTCAACATGTGGTTCCCTCGCTACGGTGTTATGCTCCATTGGGGCTGGTGTCCGGCAGCGTCTATCTATCAACGCTCACAGGAACAGAATCTGCCATATAGCCAATGGTGGGAAGCTGGAGTTATCAATGCAACATCCCCTCTGGATACCGTGGACGAGAACGCAATCCTTACTGCACTAATCGGAGATGACGGCAACAAGGGCATACTGGCACACTTCACAGGCTGTAGGGAAGTATGCTTTGACAGATGGGGTTCCCACCACGTCTACACGTCCCTCAAGCAGTACGGCTACCCTGCCCGTGCCTATCCTCAATCATTCCTCGGAATGAACGAACCATGCCGTCGTATGGAAGCTCTGGTCATGGATCACCAGTTCTTTCACGGTGGGCATCCTGTACTGGACTGGATGATCGGAAATGTAGTTATTATGCAAAGTAGGGATGGACAAATACGCCCTGACCGATCAAAATCCACTAATAAAATAGACGGTATTGTAGCTGGTCTGATGGCCATGGGGTCGTCATTCTACCCTGAAGTAGAAACCATATCCGACATTCGCGGTCTGAAGAAGTAAGGACTACTCATGTTTAACTGGCTCAGCCGCAAGAAGAATAACACCGTCTCACGTTCAGCAGTATCCAACCTGCTGGACATTGTTGCAGGAGCCGTATCAAATGCCGGAACAATGACGTGGAAAGACCTGTTCGGGACACTCAACCACGAGCAGTCTTACACCAGTGACACGTCCAACGCTCTGAAGCTGTCAGCAGTTAAATGTGGTCTGGACATCTACACTGGCATGATCGGTTCCATCCCACGTCGAATGTACGCACTGGAGTCCGGTACTCAGGCCAAGACTCGTGTCGTCGCCACAACAGACCACCCAGCATCCCGTATCTTCTCCCATTACTTCCATCCAGAACTATCTTCGGACGAAGGTCTGTTGACCATTGTCTACGACATCCTGATGGATGGTAACGCATACTTCATCCGAGAGAACGATACTCAAGGTCGAACCAGCCGACTGTACTATGTTCATCCTTCCAGAATCTCTCGTGGGAACATCTTCCGTGCTACTGGTGAAGAGACTCTGACCATCGGGCGTAAGGCTTCCAAGGGAGAACTACTCTACCGCATCGACTCTGGCCTATCGTACCGAGACATCAAAGACCAACCATTGTTACTCTCACGAGACATGATGGTCCACTTCAAGGGTAAGGTCCTCGACAACGAATACCACCGTGCCCATGGCTTTGTAGCCAACTCTGTCAAGGCACTGGACCTCTACCGTGCTTCTGAAGAGTTCGGCTGGAAGTTCTACTCCAAGGGCATCGCTACCCAGATGTTCCTGACCACAGAAAACCGACTGGCACCTGAAGTACTCAAGCGTATTGAAGCCAACTTCACAGACGACCCCAACGCTCCACTGGAAGACATCTTCCGCACCCGCGTACTGGAACAGGGACTCAAGCCAGTCCACATGGGTATCCCGTTCCAGCATCTCCAGTTTATCGAGACTCGTGCATTCAGCGTAGAAGATGTAGCTCGTGGATTGAACGTCCCTCCTGCCCTGCTGCACAGTTACATGGGCACCCAAGCTGGCAACGCTGATCTATCCCAAGCTGTTGCTCTGTTCGTCCAGACAGGCATTGGTCCGTTACTCACACGCATCGCCAGTCAGTTCCGCACAGAGCTACTACCATTGCCTTCTCAGATGCTGTACGGCTTTGAGTTCGAACTGCTCTACCTCTACCGCAACGTCATTGACAAGTTCTCTTCTGCTCTCAGAAACTTATTCGAGATTGGATTCATTGACCGTACCTACGGTGCTGGTCTGCTGGGTATGCACATCGACCCCAATGACGAGTCCAGTTCACTACGCTACGTGCCTGTCAACCTGATGACTGTCCAGCACTCTCTGCATCTTGAAGAGGGTGCTCGACTGGCTAACGAGTCACTGGAAGTCCAGACTGAAGGTGCTGAGAAAGCCAATGAGGGTATGGTGTCTGCTGACGAGCACGCAGCAGTACAGGAGAAAGCAGCCACTGCTGCAGCACCCTCCGGTGGCAAGATGGACAAGTCCCCATCACAGGACAACATCGACAAGCGTCTTCGTAATGCTGAAGAGAAAGTCAAGGCAGCATTCCTGAACGTAGTCAACGGACTGAAGCAGTACGAGACTCGTGTACTGGACCAGAAGAAGCAGTCACGTCCTGACGACTTCGATGCTGCCAAGACTGAGTTCTACGCACCCGATGGCAAGTTCGCTAATATGCTCAACGAGCAACTTGAGTCTTGGGAAGGTCTGGTTGGTGCAGCCAATACAGCATGGGATACGCCACGCACACTAGCCAAGGTTTGGATCACTAATCAGTCACTACCAGAAGGATCAGAAAATGAAATCACTTGTACTGAATCGTAAGCAGTTGCCTTCTGGCGAAACACTTGAATGCAAGGTGACGTTCAATCAGGCAGACGAACTGCTGATCTACGACATCATCATGCCTCAGAAGACGTACGATGGTCAGACCTACGACTTCGCTACGCCATCCGACGTAACAGACTTCCTGAAGGATGCACCCCGAGACTTCAACGTACGCATCAACTCTTCAGGTGGTGAAGTCGGTGCTGCTCTGGCGATGTACAATCGTCTGCTGGAACATCCCGGCAAGGTTACAACCATCGTTGATGGGTACGCCTTCAGTTCTGCTGGCTGGCTGGCCATGGCTGGCTCTGACCGACAGATCTGCAATGGTGGGCTGTTCATGATGCACAACCCTTACCTGTACGCCAAGATCGACTCTCTGAACGAGATCAAGAACGTGCAGAACCGCTGGGAGTCCCACCGCAACAGCATCGTAGATATCTTCACTACCAGAACTTCTATGAAGGCTGAGGAAGTGCAGAACCTAATGGAAGTGGAGACCTACATGTCCGCTTCAGAAGCTGTCGCGAAAGGACTGTTCAACTCAGTCCGAAACTCTAAGCCTGACACTGCCATCCTCAACTGCCTGCACATTCCAGACGCAGTAAAGAACAAGGCTGATGTGATCATCGCTCAGAACCCACCTATCGACATGTCAGCCCTAAAACTACGTGCTTTGAATCTTCGTAAGAATTTTCTAAATAAGTAGTTGACGTTTACTCCCATATCGAATACTCTACACACAGTCACGGCTATGCCCACAGCAACGCATACAAGCAGCAGCCAGATGCCACATAACAACTTTGGAGGTTATACCATGGCTTCTGCCATTGCTACTCGCGTACTCGTCTTCAACGATACGCCACTCAAGAACGACGATGTCACCAAGATGACCGTCAACCAGCTTCAGGACGAACGCACTCGCCTGATTACTGTCACAGAAGTCTTCGACGCCAAGGCTGACAAGATCAGTCCTGAAGACACGCAGTCTTACTCAGAAGCACTGGACCGCATTGAAGCCGTTCAGAACGCTCTGAGCAAGACCAACGTCGGTCTGGGCGAACGTAAGGCTGCGTTGCTTGCTACGTCTCGTATTGCCAATGCTACGAGCGGACTGACCTTCGACTTCTCCAAGGGCGTATCTACCCGCCCAGCATGGGAAGACGACAAAGAGAAGTTTGGTTTCCGTAATCAGCAGGAATACCTCGGTGCGGTCATCAATGCTTACAAGCATCGAAGTCCTGACGCTGTGGACCCACGCCTCAAAGCCGCTGTGATGGACGCCGTTGGCTCTGACGAGTTCAGCAAAGCTAACTGGGAAGCTGCTGGTATCACGGTACCTCGTGGCTTCATCAACACGGTTATGCAGCTTGAACCAGAAGCTGACCAGTTGACCAGCAAGATGACTCGTATCCCGATGACGGCACCTGTTGTCGACATTCCTTGCCGAGTAGACAAAGACCACCGTACCTCGGTAACTGGTGGATTCAATGTTTACCGTGGTAAGGAAACTTCCTCACCAACTCTCAGCAAAAACGCTATGGAGATGATCTCTCTGAAGGCACATGAACTGAATGGTGCAGCCGCTGCTACCAACCAGTTGATGGCCGACAGTCCTCTCTCTATCGCTGCTCTGATTGATCAGGGTCTGCGTCAGGAAGCTCGCTCTTACCGAATCAACGAACTGTTGAACGGTAACGGTATTGGTCGCCCACTGGGTATGTTGAACTCTGCTAACGACGCTCTGTTGACTGTTCTCCGCGAAGCCGGTCAGTCTACAGCAGTCATCGTTAACGGCACCAACATCCTGAAGATGCGTCAGCGTGTATGGGGTTACGAGAATGCAGTATGGCTGTGCTCTCTGGACCTGTTCCCAACGATTGCTACGCTGCACATCGAGTCGCCTAACAACGCTGGTCTGGTCAAGCTGTTCTATCCTGCTGACTCTGCCAACCCAGACATGTTGCTTGGTCGTCCAATCGTTTGGACAGAGTACATGAATGGTATCACCAGTGGTCAGGACGGTTCAGTCATCAGTGAGTGGAATTCTAACTTCCTCGCCTGCGTCAACCCAACCCAGATGCTGTACGGTGAACGCGGTACTGGCACTCTGACTCGCAGCATCCATGTGCGATTCCTTGAACGCGAAGAAGTGTTCCTGTTCACGAGCTTCGACGATGCTCGCCCATGGTGGAAGTCAGTTCTGACTCCTGCCAAGGCTGGTCTGACTCTGTCTCCATTTGTTGTCCTGTCTGCGACGACTGCATAAGTCATGCAGGTTTGAGGGGCATGTAGTAAGGTTCACCTGAACCATGCCCCTCTTCCTTACGATTTTCGATTCTTCTCCTGTACAGGATAAACATAATGGCTACTCAGAAGTTTACTCACTTGTCCAGCAAGTCTTTCATTAAGGCTCTGGGCACACTCACTATGAACGGATCAGTTGGTAACGCACACGTTATCGCCTACCCGTTTGACAAAGCAATGTTGGTCATCAACAACGCTGACCTGACTGGTGCTCTTACTGTCACCGTATCTGGTTCCACAGTACTGGCCGGTACGTCAGGCTTCACAACCATCAAGACGTGCGTCTTCAGTGCGGCTCTGGCCAACATGGAGATGTCTGTCGAAGTGGACAGTGAAGAAGTCAGCTACGCTCAGGACGCTGCTGGTGTGGTCTTCCTGTCAACGGTCTTCCGTCTGACTGGTACCAACACCGACACGCTGGCTGCTGCAGTACAGGTTGTCGGATTCCGTCAGTATGACGATCTGACTCCGACTGGAACAGGCGTTACAGCTTAGTGATCACCACTTTCGAGTGGAAACAGCCGCAGTACAGTTTCGGGGGTGGCTGTACTGCGGTTTGTCATTGGAGACCAATTCATGCCGATGTACATTGACTACTCAACTGAAGCTGCTCTCAGCACCATCGTGACTGACGACTTCGTTAAGTCCGTCAAGCGTAACATTGGTTTCGATCCAGAAACTCCCACTGACCTGCTCCCTGTAGATCTGGAAGAACTCCTCCACGAGTGTCTCCATATCTGCGAGAAGGAACAGTGGAGGTTCCTGCTTACCAAAGACGTTACTCTCACGCTTCCCTATGAAGCCTTCTGTAACGCCGATGGTCTGTTCTTCATGCCATTCGGTCGTGCAACCTCCATCACGACCTTCTCGTACATCAAGAACGACCTGACCACTGGCACCATTGACTCCACGGACTACACACTCTACTCAGCAGAACCCTCCAAGATCTGGGCGTCTGACTGGGCTGAGTTGTTCGTGGACATCAATGACGAGCAGCCATACCCAGTTACTGTCACGTACACAACTGGCTACGCTTCCTACGCTGCCATCCCCAAGAGCACCATCCGTGCGTTGAAGATCCTAGCCTACCACCTGTTCGAGTATCGAGATGCCATCTCTGAAGGTTCTGTCTCAGAACTCCCACAGGGTTACTGTCATCTCAGAGACTTGGACCTGCTCAATGATCACCGGGCTGTCAGGTACGTCGTAGACGACTGGACGAAAGTGAGCCGTGGATGAACAACTACAACCGCCGCTCCCGTCCCAACCTACGGCATGTCTGTGAGTTCTGGACCCCCTCAACAGTCGTCACTGCCAGTGGAGAACTCACACAAGAGTTCTCGCTGCACTACCGTGGTCCGTTCGCCATGGAGATCCCACGTTCCCCCAACGAGATCAACGATGCCAGTAGGGCACAGTCAGAGCAAGTGTTCTATCTGATCGGCCAGTGGTGTGCTCCTGCCTCCCAGATTACTGCCGGTATGTTCTGTGTCATTCCTCATCTCCAGAAAGTTTATGCGGTCTCAGGACCAGCAACAGACCAATGGGGAGACAGTCGTAAGCTGAAGATCAACATCATCGACAATGTAGCACAACCAATCACCATTCAACTTATCCCCACACTAATCTAATGGCACGACCAAGACCACGGATTGTGATAAGCTTTGAACTTCCATCGGAGATACGGAACGGGTTTCCATCTCTGATCGAGAAGGTGCAGAAGCATATTGTCCGTGAGGCTATCCGAAGTGCAATGCTCCCAGTGAGAAACGCACTCAAAGCCAAGGTCATGAGTTTGCCCAACATTAGCAATCAGTCATCTGGTGCTACAGGTCGAGCACTCGATAGCAAGTACGGCAACTCCAAGAGTGACCCATTCAGGTTCTACGGTATCGTTGGTGTTGACAACAAACATCTTGAAGCCATTACTCCTGAACGCTCACCTGTATACGCCAGTGCTCGTCACAGACAGGTGGCCTTCGGAGTTAAGCGTAGGTTGAAGAACGGCAGGGTTACTCTCAGCCGACGCAACCAACGCAGAGAAGTAAGAAGTACAATCAAGAGGAACATCGGTGCCCTGCAGAAACGATGGCCTGCTCGATACCTGCATCTTTGGGAGTACGGATTCACTCACAGATCTAAGAAGTCCACCTTCTCAGGAAGGGGCTACTTCGCATTAGTCCGTAAGGAAACAGAAGGTCAAGCCAGAGCAATCTTCAAAGAGAAAATACTGTCTCACTTCAAGAAAGCTATGTCATGACCAGCCCGTACATTATTGACGAAGGTATTCAGAAACTGATCGCTGATTCTATCCCCGGCATCCCTGTTGCCAAGTCAGCGTTCCTGCCTGCCTTCGACCTGAAGAGTACACCTGACGGTTACGTGTTCTACGACATCAGCGAATGCACACCATACCACTCCTCAGAAGGTGTTGCGGAGGCTGGAGATCTGGAAACTTACAGCTTTATGCTGGACGTAGCCTGTGTTGCACATTCTAATACTCAAAGAAAGTTGCTGGTCACATCGGTCCTGTCGGCACTGCAACCTATAGTGGCTGGTCGAAGAACTCAGTTGACTGCATACGAAGTTGGGACTACCAACGTATTTATAAACTTTCTGCGGTTACTGTCGCAGGAAGAAGTGACCAGCCTTAAAACAGGACAGTCCAATCCTGATTTGACAATGCTTGTCCTGTCGTTTTCCGGTAAAGCTACTAGCTAGGAGTTAACTATGTCAAATCGCGATGCCTCACGAATCAAGATCAAGTGGTTTGAACAAGCCACTGCACCAACTGGATCTGGTCCAGAAGTAGAAGCTGTCGATACCGCAAGCGATGTATACGCCTGCGTCACTGACGGTCCTACGTGGTCCGGCTTTACCCGTGGTGATGTTGAAACAACTTGCTCCAACTCGACTCTAGATCCATGGGGGAACTTGATTCGTTCCTTCCGTGGCGGTAAGATGGTCGACCTTGGAACGCTCACGTTTACTGTCGACTGGGACCCAGACGATACTAACGGTGGTCGTGAATACGCTGCATTCTTCGACGGTCGCTCAGGCGATCTTCTGGTGGAGTTCCCTCCATCAGCAGGAGAAACGACTGGTCCTATTCTGGTACTGACTGGTCACTGCAACAAGTTCACGCCAATGGGCACTGTACTGAGCGACGACAACGGTGCTCGAAGTACAGCAGAACTTGTATTCCGACTAAGCGGTATTGACGTTACTGCTCCAGTCTAATCCTGACCAACCCTCACACCCTTCACCCCTTTTCTTAGGAACCCTTTATGTTGCTTCAGCCTCTCAAGCGTGTACCTGTTGCTAATTCTACCACTGCAGAAATGGTTGAGCCGTCTGCTGGTACTGCCAACGCCTTCGTTACCAAGCTGCGGGAACTCCCACAGGATGCCAACGAACGAGTGCTGGGTCATTACTTCTCTGGCCTGCGAGTACTGATCTGCCTGTACGATCACGGCAAACCATTCCTTGCTCAGTTGGTTAATACTCTTCACTCAGAAAATGGTGAGGCATGGCCGCTGGAAGTTCAGGAAGGAGTCTCTATTCGTCAGACTCTGGACGATCTGGATACGCCGTACCTGTGCCGTGTCATCGACTACTTCCTTGATGCTCTGAACGTCAATTCCATGGAAGAACTGAATACGATTATCCGTACTCAGTTGTGGGTGGAGAGAGACGTAAAAAACTAATTACTCCCGACGATCCACACTGGTTCGTATTGTTCCTGTGTAGCCGTTGGGGGAAGTCACTGACCGAGATTGAGTCTATGCCAATCTCAGAACTTAATGAGCATCGCTGGTTCCACGACAACTACAAGTGGGGTATGCATGACGACCTTCTTGCCATGCAGTTAACGCACAGCATCAAGACCGTCAACCATAAATCATCTGTGCAACCATGGATGGTTAAGTCGTGGACCACGCAACGTGATTACACCTACCGTTTACAGAGGCTGATTACCAAACCCGTTACTGCCATCAGGAGCGGGTTTTTCGCTGTAGTAAACGCGATTAAGGGTATGAAAAATGTCTAGTGGCAGCATCAATGATATCGCAATCAAGCTGGGCATTGATGCCACTGGCGTAGCCACAGGCATGAAGCACGCCACTGCCGAAGCTCTACGTGCATCACGAGAGATCGACAAAGCTGAGTCAGTCGAACGTGAGCACAACCTTGCACAGCAAGTTGCAGCAATTGATGAGGCCAACAAGACTCGTATCAAGCTGGAACGTGACGCTGCTGACGAACTTGCTGCTATCCGCATGGCAGATGCTGACCGCAGGTTGAGTGACCGTGTTACCGCCACAGCTATGATCAACAAGTTGGTGGCACAAGAAGTCGCTGACGAGCGATCAGCAATGGATGCCTTGGCTGCTGCTCGGTCAGCCGATGCAGACAGACGAGTTAAGGAGCGTGCCGAAGTATCGGCTATGATCTCTAAACTCGCTATTGAAGAGTCAGCTTTAGAGAAGTTATCCCTCGACAGCTTGGCAGCAGACAGGTCCGCCGACGCTGATCGCCGCACTAAAGAGCGTGCTGAAACAGCCGCTATGATCTCCAAGTATGCTGCTCAAGAAGCTGCAGACGAGCGTAAAGCGATGGACATCGTTGCTGCTGATCGTGCAGCAGATGCTGACCGCAGAACCAAAGAACGGCAAGAAACCGCCGAGATGATCTCACGTCTAGCTGCTCAGGAAGCTGCTGCCGAAAGATCGCAAGCTGATGCTATCGCTGCCGAACGAATGGCAGACGCTGATCGCAGAACGAGAGAGCGTAAAGAACTTGCGGATATGGTTGCACGTTACGCTGCTCAGGAAGCCGCTAACGAACTTGCAGCACTAAAGCAGATACAGTTGGCGGAAGAGCAAGCAGCGGAAGCAAAACTTAAAGCTGCTGCCAAGGTGGACAACGACAACAATGTCGACGCCAGTCGTTTCATCGACATGGGCACGTCAGCGTACGACAAGCACGTAGCCACACTTGTACGCCTTAACCACCACAGAGATGCAGGCCGCATATCCATAGCACAGTACGATGCTGCACTGAAGGTGCTGAACGCTGATCTTCTTCGTAACGAAGCTGCTGAAAGAGCAGCAGGCAATGCGACTAAGCAGCACGCAGATTCTGCACGAGTGATGACGGGCGTTATGACCCAAGCATCCTTTGCAGCAGAAGACTTTATACAGGGTATCGCATTCGGGGATATTCGTACAGCATTGCTCGGTGCATCCAACAACCTGACCATGGTCGCACGAGGGCTTATTCAGGTAGGGACGGCTTCTGGTGGAACTGCTGCAGCATTAGCAGGTGTAGCGGGTTGGTTGATCGCCATCCCTGCTGCTGCGGTAGCCATGCTGGCAGCATTCAACTGGGCACACTATGCTGAGATGGATGTACGTTCGCTATCCAAGGCTTTGGAAGATGCCAACATCGGGCTTGAACGATTTCGCATGACAGCAGCGTTGATGCGAGATGAACTCCGTGTGGCATCTCAGATGCGTGGCATTACAGACACAAACTCAATTGATGAAATGCGATTGAAGATTCTTGATGAGCAGAAGATCAAAGAGAGAGAGCTTCAAGACGCCCGGCGTAAAGCTGCTATCGATTCTAATGAGTTCTTAAATAACCAACTTGGTGGTTCAGAAGCAGTACTGGAACTCCAAAAACGAATCGACAAGACTAAAGAAGTAGGATCTGCCTCGGAAGTTGCTGCTGCCAGAGAACTCGAACGATTGATGTCCAATATTCGTGAAGCTGCACGCCAAGGAAAACCTGAGACTGCAATCAACGATCTTCGACAGATGTACGAGATCCTCAACAACATGGAGCTTGATGACGCCTTCGATTGGACTGGCGACATAACTGCTCTGGATAAACTTGAGGAAACATTTTCTCCCGGATACATATTCTCCGGAGAAGATCAGGATCGACTTAACGAAATCCGCAAGACACTCAACGAAACTGGCAATGATCTAACCAGAATTCAAAAAGAGCAAATGTTGCTGGAGAAGCAACTACTGGAATTGGCACAAGCCAGAGCACACTTGACTGAAGTAGCTGCGATGAAAGCACGAGCTACAGCAGCCTTTGGGCAGCAGGAAGTCAACCAGAATGCTCAGGAAGTCATTGACAGCATTCACATGACCGAACTGGACAAACGCAGACTGGCCATGCAGCAGCAGATGGCTGATATACATACAGGTATGGTGGGTAGTGTTGCCTCAGACATCTTCAGCCCAACGTCGTTCGCTTCTGGCGGCATGATGTCCATGGCTGGGATGATACTCCCAATGATGGCGATGGCAGCATTGCAGGATGAGTTCAACAGGAAACTAGCTGAGGAACTAAGACTTGAAGAACAGCTAAGGTCCATGGCTTACGACAAAGAGAATCTTCGTAAGTCCGAACTGCTGTTCTATGCTCAGGCTACTGCTTCCCAGAAGTACTTGTACGAACTGCAGAAGCAGCAGAACAAACTGCTACAAGAATCTGCCGAACAAATGGCTATGGCTGCTGCCAGCCCGATGGCAGGTATGGGCTTCGGTGGTGCTGCTGGTGCCATGCAGATGATGGCTGACCAAGCACTTAACATGGAACTATTGGCTGCGGAAGAAGCTCGTCTTGAGAAGCAAATTGCTGACGCAACTAGAACTACAGCACCTGTAGCTCAAGGTGGACTCGAACAGAACGCATTAGACGCTCAAGGTAAGGCATTTGAAGAAATCTACAAGAATGCTGCTAAACAAGATAATCCACAACTCAAAGACATCAGAGAAGAGTTAAAAGGCATCAGAGCCGCTCTGGCCAACAACGGCGTTCTGACAGTAGTGCAGGGAGGTTAGTATGGGTCTGTACAAAATATGGGGCTTCCAGTTACCAGATCAATCCATGTCGGCAACATGGGGTTCTCAGAAGGTCACAGAGACCTGTCTCATCGAAATGAACTCCCCACTTGAGGACATAATCGACGTACAGGCTGCATTACCTGGGTACGACTCTGGTATCACTCCAGAACCTACGTTCACAATTGGGTTGTCCTACCATCCAGAACGCACTGACCTGATACTGAAAGAGGCACCTTCTGTAAAGGAGCACCCCACAAGCGGTAGGCCGTTCTGGGTAATTGAGTTAGTGTACGAGACTGCTCAATGGCTGGATAGAACGCTTCCTTATGAAAACCAAGGTATAGGAAACGTCGGTCGTAATAAGCGTATCGATACCAGTCCTACAGACCTCATCAAGTATCCATGGGAGGAACCACCCACATGGAGCGGCTCCACCAAGCAGGTGCAGGCTACCGTGTATCAAGACTCAGCAGGAGCCAAGTTGGTACACGCCAACTACCTACCACTTACAGAAGGCATTGACGTTACCATCGAGCTTGAGGTGCACACATTCACTTGGAATGTCGAATACGATATGTTCACATTCAAAACTGACATCGCACCTTTTATAGGCAAGATAAACGACGCTGTTGTCTTCACAGGACTTCGCAAACACGTACTCCTAGAGACTTGCTCCGCTGTTGAGAACTATCGAACTCAGAATATCGGTGTCCGTAACGGGCAGGACGGCGCAGGTGCAGTTGCTACTCATCACTTCGTAACCATTACTGCCACGTTTGTTATAGACAGGCGTACGGCTGTGCAAGGATACTTCCGCGAAGCCAATCGTCGTGTGTCGATGCACACTATGCAGCTTGCCAACGCTGGGAACCCTATCACGCCAATTTGGGGATACGTACCTATTGACGTAAACGACCGAGGAGACTTCGCACAATCTCCATGGCCGCTTGCTTCGCAGGCTTACTCGGATGCTGGCGGGTTCAATAGAGGCATCGGTTTTCCTTACGACGCACTACCTACTGCTGTCCCAGAAACTGACTTCTGGACTATTGACCCTCTGTACCCTATAGAGGCTGACCTGACAGCATTCGTTGCATTTTATGGACTTACCATCCCATGAACAACAACCTTGGCGTATTCACAGTTGGTGACGCACGGCATATCCATAAAGAGATATTTGGGACACGAATGTCCCAGCCTCCTATGGATAACACTCGTGACAAGACCATCCACAACCTGCTGTACTATGCGTTACTGTTGGAAGACTTAACTGCTGCAACCGATCCGTTAACAGGGTACACACAGGCACAGATCCGTGTCATCAGATATGTGCAGCCGGGTGATGGCGTTACTCTCAACATGGAAGAGTCTACTACTACGACAGGTATCGTACAAGTCACTAACAGGCTCACGTCATTCTCTGCTTCAGCAGGGGATCTGTTACTGGTCATACGCAATGGTTCGGAATGGTCTCCTGTTAACAGTGGAGGGCGGCGACATCAAGTTATCTTCGAAACTGATCTGGCAGCAGCGGTAAACACTAAGCGAGATCCCAGCACAGCGACCGCACGAATCCTTCGCAGAGAAACAAACGGCGATCTAACATCGACTTGCGACTCAATCACTGTCATAAACAGATTTATGAACATTTCAATCGACTCCGGGACATACGCTAAAGTGGAATGGCTTGACGGGGAATGGCAGCCATACGCTGCTGATTGCCCGGGGGGTTCTTTAAGTATTGATGATAGCTGTTCGGAGAGCGTGTAATGCTACTGGGATGCTGCCATTGCGGCCAGACTCCGCCTCCGCCGAGCGAGTCGATTCCGCCGAGTGAATCGGTGCCAAGCGTCAGTGAGTCATCACCGAGTATAATGGGAGAGAGATGGGATTGCTCAGCCTGCACTATTTTACCAGTGAGATGGAGAGTTACTGGCATAGAGCGATCTAGATACACATTCAGCAGTGCGAGCGGATATTCTTCACCGTGGACTGATTGCCCATCTATGTTCGAGCCGTTGGACCTAGTGTTTGATGTACAGTTTGCCCCGCCGGGTGTTCCGCCAAGTTCCACCACTAATTGTCAGAGGTGGGTGTCTACCCAGAACGTTATCAACTCATCAAGAGATAGATGCGTACCGGCCCCATGTGCAGCATGGTCTCCATCGTGTCAACAAGCTCTTTTTACAGGCAGTGTAACAAGGCCACGGGGCGGCCTGACACTACGCAGAGGGAACATGTTTGGGCGTCAACCAACGTGGCAGTTTGTTTGGAATTACGCTTTCCAGGACGGAGCATCCAACGCTGTTTCAAGAACACTAGTCTGGACCGCGACGACCACGGTCGATATTGACGGCAATTGCGTGAAGCCAATTGTTATGAGCGGTGGTGGTGACAATACGTTAAACAGCGCATATCTGGGTGTAGGATATGATATTACACTGACGCCGAGTTAAAACACATGAAACACTGTATTTACATGTTGCCGTTCTCTGAGCAGCGAAACAGATGCTTAAACAGTGCCGACTTGATGCACGATGGCACAGTGCCAAAGGCCGTGTGCGAGACGTGTGCTTACGCGACATCAGCCAGACCATCGCCATCTGACTTCTTCAGTCAAACAGCCTCGCTCCTTGTAACTAAGCACCGCACAGGCGAGCTGCGAGCAACCCCAAAACCATGCGGCGGATGCGGTGAAACGAAGCATCGAGCACCAGATGCCCCGGCGATGCAATTCGTCTGGCCGTATTGGGACGGCGGGGCGCAGGCGGATGAACTGCGATGGTCTATCAGATCAGTCGAGACGTTCTTTCAAGGTCGGGCAAAGATCACCATCATCGGTGACAAGCCCGACTGGTATCACGGGCATGTGATCCTGAAAAAGAGAGTCCCGCACACGAAGCCGAATCGAGCGTTTCGGGACATGCTCGGCAAGGTCTTTTATATCGCAACACACGCAGAAATCGATCCTGAGTGCGTGTGGATGATGGACGACATTTATTTCCTGCGACCGTTCACGCTGGACGACATCAAGACGCCCCGTGCGGAACCTTGGCGACAGGACGAGAGCAACAGTTGGCAGAAGCGAAAGACGGCGTCGATGGAAGCTCTTGCGGCTCGCGGGCTGACTCAGCACGACTACGCAACGCACCTGCCTCACTGGCTGGAAAAAGACAAGCTGCGGACCATGTTCGACGACTTCAATTTGCATGAAAATACCATGCTTTGGGAAGTGCTCTACGGCAACGTTTATCGAGGAACGCCGCAACGAACGCGGCCATTCTTCGCACGCTTCCAGCATCAGGCCGAGAAGGAAACATTCCAGCGACTGACCGCACGCGCGACCGTCATCAACAACACTGAGCCAGCTTGGTGCGACGGCCTGCATGACTTTCTCGCGGAGATGCTCCCGACTCCTTCGAGCGTTGAGGCGGAACATGAGACGGCAAAGCCTGTTTATGTAATCAAAAAGAAAGGGGCCGTCACAGTAAAACGTCGGCCTCTGGAAACGCACAGAGACTACGTTGAAAAGCAAGTTCAATGATTCCACACATCATGATCATTCAGTCAGCCTACACTGACCCGCGATTGTCTGAGCGACGCTTGGAGATATCGCGACACACAGCGATTCCATCACTGGCATTCCAGACCGTGAAGCCAGTCATTCACATTGCCGTAAATCCTGACGATCCATTTCTGCCTGAACGACTCGAAGCGTTTAGGTCTACCGGCTGCGAGGTGAAAGCACTTCACCGACCAAGCTGGAAACTCTACCGAGAGAACTGGGAGCTTCCAGAGGGCCGAAAGATCGTCAGCCGCATGGACGATGATGACGTAATCTGTAAAGAGTATTGCCAGCGGACACGCGAAGCTGCTCCGGAGTCAGGCGAATGGAATTTGATTTGGCCGAACGGGTACGTTTTTTGGCGTGAGACATGCTACCTGCTGCACCATCCGGGCATTCAATTTGTTACGCTCGTGACTGATCACGACAAAGATCCGCATCAGGAACAGCACTGGGGATACCACAAGCGATGGCAGACGAAGGTTGTCTCCAATGCAGTTGGCTGGATCTGGGTCCGTCATGGTGATGCAGCCTCATCGACGCTGCCGAGATATCGCAGGGTAAAACAGGGCGGCATTGACGCAAAGCGGATTCCTATCAATCTTAGGGCGATCCTGCGAGCCATCGCGGATTCTGGAACAGCGAGCGGAAGCTATAAGGAACATCGCAATCCGGCTTTGCTCAGCCATGTACTACAGCAAAACAAACGGCACGAACCAACAGCACCAGCAGGTCCGCGATTTCTTGTGGTTGTCCCGACACATAGGCTTTCGGTTGCTCAGGCGACAATTGACGAGCTACAGATGTCATTCACCTACCCAACAGATTTCCACATCTTGGACGGAACGCCCTCGAAATGTCACGCCCTCAATAAAGCCTTGGCTGAATTGCTTGATCCTGCGAAGCATGACATTTATGTAACGATAGACGACGACATTCTGCCGGGGGAAAACTGGCAGCACTTTATAGCTTGTGCCTTCGACCGCATCCCGAAGCTGGGGGCGTGTGGCGTCGATTACAGCGGCACCGAAGAAGGCCGGACGCTGATGGCCAACGCAATGAACTCACCCGTGCGACAGGTCCGAGATATCCAGTTCAGAGACTCGACCGGCTACATGAATCTCGCGGGCGGATGTTTCGCAATCAGGCCCGCACTAGCCAAAGAGATTGGGCCGTATCCGTTTGCAGACGATGGCAGGCAATACCATGCAGACGAAGACGGCTGGCGATCGCATCAAGTCACGCGGCGCAGATGGCAGGTCGGCTACGTCACCAATCCCAATGAGTCCGTCAGGATGATCACGCACCAGAACACAGAACAGTATGTAGAGACAAAGGCTGCCGATGTCGCAGCGTGGCAAGCAAATCCGATCTGGCCCTAAACCTAAAGGAATAACACATGGCAGTCCTGACAATCACCGCAGCGAATGTTGTGCCCGGAACGGGAACCAAAACGAAAAGCGGCACCGCAGGTGCAGCAATCACGCAAGGGCAGCCGGTCTACCTCGACGCGACCGCCATAACGCTCTTTCCTGCTGATGCTGATGTGCTCGCATCTGTTGCGGTTGTCGGAGTCGCACTCAACGCCGCGTCGGCAGGTCAGCCAGTCACCTACCAGATTTCCGGGCCCATCACGATCGGGACCACGGTTGTGGTTGGTACAGCCTACTACGCATCGACGACCGCTGGCGGGATTTGCCTTGAGTCAGATTTAGCGTCTGGGGACTTCGCCACGTTTCTGGGCTTCGCGACATCGGCCACGGTGATCACGCTCGACATCAAAGCGGCTGGCGTGGCAAAGGCATAGAGAACACTGAAAGCATAGCTACATTTCACACCCTGTGGAGTCCCCCAATGCCCGCTGTAGTCCCCGCCGAGCACGTAGTTGGTTGCGTACACGACGGTAAGGTCGAAGAGTTCAAGACCCTGCTGGAAGAACGTGGTGTGACCAAATGGAAGTTCGGTAACGTCGATCCCAACCATTCACGCAGAGTCATCGACCTATCTGGTTCTCCAGAATCTTTGATCGAGGTACTGAAGATTGTCAACGACGGTTACGAACGCCCACAATACGAGACTCCATACATCCCCGGATCATGGCAGTACGCCGTGACATCTGTGCTGGCACGTCTGGATAATACTCTTCCAGAAACTATTGCGTCCTTAGCTTCCAGTGGGTTTGATACTCCCATCATCTCCATTGACGGCCCAGACAATCCTGTGTGGCACACCAAGCTGAGTGGAAACTTCATCTTCCGTGGAGAGAACATCCGGTCCTACGCTCACTGGTACCTGACGCTGCAGGAACTGTACTTCAGGAATCCGTACGCTCAGTACTACGCCATCTTCCAAGATGACTTCGTCTGCGTACCGAATCTGAAGGCGTATTTGGAATCTTGCGAATATCCTGAAAAAGGATACTGGAACCTCTTCACATTCATGGAGAATGATGTTATGGTTTCGCAAGTCAGCCAAAAGGGCTGGATGCCAGCAGCAAGGGCAGTACAAGGCCACCAGCTTGGTCGAGGTGCAGTTGCTCTGGTCTTCAGTCAGGAAGCTGTCATCAAATTGTTGTCCAGTCGATACATGCAGACCAGGATCATGGATGCCGTCAAAGGTCACAGATCAATTGACGGTGCTGTGGTTTCTGCCATGCACTTGGAAGGCTGGACAGAATACGTCCACAATCCTTCTCTCGTCCAGCACACAGGTGAAGTCTCTTCAATGGGGAACCGAAAGCACCCCATCAGCAAATGTTACATCGACGGTTATGATCCCTTAGCAATTCCATAGGACATCCCCATGTCAGCGTACACCACTCGCGACACATGCCGTATTTGCGGCTGTGCCGACCTGCAACCCGTATACAATTTCGGTAAGCAGTACATCAGTAATTTCGTAGACCCCGGTCAGGCATACGACAGCGAGCCATGCCCGATTGAGTTGGTCTCCTGCCCTAACTGCACGCTGGTGCAGAATCCACACACAGCACCACAGGAACTCCTCTACAGTGGGTTCTACTGGTACCGCTCTGGCGTTACTGCCACAATGCGTGAAGCCTTGGCTGATGTGGTCCGCGATGCTATGTCTCAGGTAGACCTCCAGCCCATGGATGTCGTACTGGACATCGGCTCGAACGATGGGACGCTCCTTGGCTTCTACCCAGACAATGTGGTTCGCGTTGGTGTAGAACCAGCTAAGAACCTAGCCTCTGAACCACAGGAGCGAGTGGACCTGTTGATCAATGACTTCTGGTCAGAGGAAGCCTACACTAAGCATCTGGGTGATGACAAGGCTACCATCATTACTGCCTGTGGTATGTTCTACGACCTAGACAATCCTAACCCGTTCATATCAGCCGTACAGATGACTCTGCATCCAGAGGGCATCTTCATCGCACAGCTAATGTGCCTGAAGAACATGATCGCCTGCAATGACATCGGCAACATGGCTCACGAGCATCTGGAGTTCTACACTCTCAGAAGTCTTGATGTCTTGCTGTCAGAACATGGTCTGGTCATTGCCGATATTACAACCAACAATGTCAATGGTGAGTCTTACCGTCTGTCCATCCGCCACGAGACTTGGGAAGGTCAGACAGAGGAAGCTGCACGACGTGTACTCGATGCCTTCGCTGCAGAAGCCACCATCATGGACGACCTAACAGCATTCATCAGACGTATGGAAGACAACCGTGATGAAGTCTATGACGCTGTTCAGGATGCTGTCTCTGATGGTAAGGTAGTCTGCGTGTACGGTGCCTCTACCAAAGGTAACTTCCTGCTACAGTGGTACGGACTGGACGATGAACTGATCAGATTCGCTGCTGACAAGTCACCTGAGAAGTGGGCCAAAGTCACAGCAGGTACCGACATTAAGATCTACGCTGAGGCAGTCGTACGTCAGCAACGCCCAGACTTCTTCCTAGTTCTTCCTTATGCTTTCTTACCAGAATTTATTGAACGGGAAAAGGATGAACGATGGCGTAAAGCTGGTGGCAAGTTTATCGTACCCCTGCCTGAATTGAGGATCGTATAATGCGTGCTCTTATTAGTGGAGTCTGCGGGCAGGATGGTTCCTATCTTGCGGACATAC